ATACGCACTTTTACTTATCGCAACTTGTTTACTAGTGTTGGTTATATCTATTGCCATATATCTATTTATACAATGAGTTAGAGTTTAAATCCTAATTAAGGAAACATCTTTAGAAATTCCTGAATCATATCCTGATTGTGTTAATGGTGCAACATCAAATGTTGCAGTGCCTCCTGAAATTGTTACTCCACTTCCGTGTTCAATCTCTATTCCGTCTACAAATGCATGAAGTGTTCCAGTTCCAGTTGTTACTGCAAATACCGTTTGGTCTATTTGTCCTTCGTTTTTTACATTGGTATATGCAATTCCTTCATTACTAGTGTCATCTGAACTAGGTCTAGTGTCTTTTTTAGTTTCTGTTACAACTGCAGTTATAATACCTGCAATTGCTGGAATCTTCAAATTGATACTGAAAGGCATACCGATTAATTTTAGAAAGTCACACCATGTTAAAAATACAAATTCAAATAGACTTCCAAGTCCTATTGCACTAAGAAACTTTTTGACTATTTTAACCCAATCAAATAATATCTTCTTATGCCAATTTAGTTTAAAATCTTCCAGTGCTAAAAGCATTTCTGAAATCTCTTCTTCGATTGAAGCTGTGGTTGATTTTATGTCACCTAGAATACTTTTGATACTGAAACCAAAAAGTTCAAGTCCTAGTATTTTATCTTTGATTACATCAAAAAACTTTTGTTGTTCGTCTAATAACTTATTTTCTAAATCTTTTTTCTCTTGAATCAATTTCTCCAATTCTTCTGTTTTCTTTATATGGTCTTCCATACTAATATCGGGGTCTGCTAATTCTTCTTTGAGTTTTTTAATTCTGCGATTTAGTTTACCGATATCTGTTTGCAAACTGTCTTTCAATTTTTCCCATTGTTCTTTTAGAGCTTTGATTGCACCGTCTATTAATGCTTTAATATCAAAGGTCATAATTTTTATTAGTTCTGAAAAAGGTAAATCGGGTAGACCAAGTAAATCCCAAATCTTATCAAAGATACCAATCAATTTTTCAAAGACTGAGACAAGAGAATTCTGCATATACTTTTTAACTTGGGTCTTTATGTAATTCCAAATTATCTTTGCCTTACCCTTGTTATCAACTACACCAAACTCACCATCAAAGTTTCTATACTCTTCGGGAACCAGTTGGAAAAGTTTGTCTACAAAATCATTTTTTAGTTTATAAATGTCATCAATAGAAACTAACAGTTCTGCTTTTTTCTTTTCTAATGCTTCTAACTCTTCGGTTTTCTTTATGTGGTCTTCTATACTAATGTCGGGGTCTGCTAATTCTTTTGTTAGTTTGTCTATATCATCATTAATCTTTTGTATCTCTTTAAACTTCTCTACTATTTGTAAGTCAAACTGTTTACCTGAAATTTGGTCTATCAACTCTTGTTTATATGCAGGAGAGGTAATCAGTTTTATGATATCAATCGATATTCCCATTATGTTAACTGTAAAGGTTATTGGAACAATCTTCGAAATGATTTCTGCAATCTTTGTGGGAATGTATGTGTGGAACTCTTCAAGTAATTCTTTAAATGCTTCTCGTGCTTCTTTTTGCCAATCACGATTTAAACCGTCTTTATCCCAGTATGGTGATAGTATATCTGCAAGTGTATCAACAAACTCTTCAATCGTTTTTATAACATCATCAATCTGTTCTTGTATTACTCCTTCTATTTGAGTCTTAATAAAATTTTCTTTTTCTTCAATCTGTTTAAGTATCGCTAATCTTTCTTCTTCTGTTTCTGCTTCTTCTAATTTTTTATAAAGTTCTGCAATTTCTTTTTCCCTTTCTGCCTTCATTTCTTGAACCTTTCCCTGCAGTTGGCCAGGGATTGCAGCTATTTCATTGAATGCATTTACAATATCTTCTTTTGAGGGTAAGGAAAAAATGTCTCCTTCAGGACAAGCTAATGCTGATGGGATTTTTGCCTCTACAGGTTGTACTTCACTTGTTTCAGTCATAATTAAGAGTTCGGTCTAAATTTAGTTGCTTTGACGATTACATCTTTTGCAGATTTTAAGGTTAAGTCTCCACCTGATTCAATATCAAGTTTTCCAGTTATATCAATCTTACCATCACCAAAAGATTTAAGTTCGAGATTTCCTATGGTTTCAATTTTTGCATTACCTAAAACTTTAATGTTAACCTTTCCACCAACAAACACTTCTTCGTCTCTACAAATAATAGTGTAATTGTCATTTACGATTCTCGTTACCTGAGAACCATCAGGGTGAATCTCCTGAAAAGTTCCTGAACGGTGTTCTATTGCAATTCTTTCTACACTAGGTGTATCATCTACTTCTAGAACATGACCCGATTCTGTTTGGAGAACTTTGTTATATGGGTAAACTGGTTTTGCAGGAGATTTAATGTCTCCCTTACCTGATAAAAATAAAACTCCTGAAGTTCTAAGTATATCTCTTCCTGAATGAAGACCTGTTTCATCAGTAGTACCAGCAAGTTTTGACAAATCTGACTTATCGGTGTATAATGGGTAGTAAGGCAAATCCTTATCAGTAAGTGTAGGTTCTGTAATAGAAGAACCTTTCCCGATATAACTAATATCTCTAGATTCATAAATCTTAGGTGCAGTGTCTAGTGCAGTGGTTAATCCAAATCCTCTTTTTGGAGAATGGTCGGGGTTTGAACCATCAGGTGTACCATCATATGCAGAAGTGGTTAATCCCCTTGGGTCATTAAATCCAACATGATTTCCACGTTCCATTAACTTATCTTCAGTATTTTCTCTATAACCCGATTGAGGTATTCCTGCAACTGAACCAATGATTACTGGTTGTTGACACACCTCTCCATCTAGGAAATATAAGATTACTGTAGAACCTTCCACAAGTCCGTGTTGTGTTCCAAATCCCGATAACCCTGCAGAGGTTGTCGGTAACATAACTTGAGCCCATGGAAGGTCAGGTGTTCCTAAAAAATTTTTCTTGTATGAATGAATATAATGAACACGAACACGCACCCTTCCAATCTTTAGTGGGTCTTGTCTATCTTCAACTATTCCGTAATATGTTTTCATTATGTTCCTACGTTATCTGTAGAAGAAGAACTTACGTTCATTGCTTTTATGTCTTCTAATGATATTTCTCTTGCGTAACTTTCTTTAACTAATTCTAAATGACAAAGTCCAGTTGCAGAAAGAACGTCTCCAACAATACATAAGTCTGTAAGTAAGTATCTATTGTCGTTAACTCTATCTTTAGTATCAGAACCTTCGTCCATAATTTCAGGTTCAGGAATTAGTAACTGAATAACTTGTCCTACTTGCAAGTCACTTCGAATGGGTATTGTTACTTTAATTATTTGTTGTTGAAGGAGTTCCAACATTGCTCGTCTTTCGAGTTTACCATCTGAACCTTTACTACCTCTAAAGACTTCATCATTTCCTATATCATTACTATTATCAAAATCATGATTGGTTGAATAATCACAATGGATAGATGATTCAAATTGTTTATTTGGTGGTAATTGAGCATTGGCATTGTCGGATTTTGGTGGTGGAGTATCTCCTTCTGAAGTTCCGTCTGAAGATGGGTCTTCAGTAGTTAATCCCTTTTCACCACCTTCTAAAACTGAATCAGTTCTAATCATAGGAAACCCTGAAACATGATTGGTAGAAGCTCTATCAAAAGTTTCCTGCATATCATAATACTCAAGTGATTGTAGTTTTCTAACAGGGTCATAACAATGCATCATTGATGCATACGCACCACCAACAGTTGCACCAAGTGTATCAAATCTTTGAGGTCTCATTATCTTTGTGATATGTTCTCTAGTGGGTTCGTCACCTGCACCTGAAGTTGGTTTGAATATAAGAGGTGGAAATTCCGTCATTTGTTCGGTGACTACTTCTCCCTTTCCAGTTCCACCAAGTGTTTTTTCTAAAATACCATTGACCATATTGTCCAGTGATTTGAAGTTAAACCCACCCATTAATGTTTGGTAAAAAAAGAATGATTTCTGATAAGAACTTTTTTCTCCTTTACTTGCAGTAGAGGTAACGTAATCTATAAACTCATTAACAGTCCAGTCGGGAACAATAAACTGATAATTGTTATATTTACTTTCTTCCCAATGTTCTATTTTTTGTTCTTGTAATCCTAAATCTTTTGAAAGAACTTTATATAACATATCAGACCAAGAACCTCTAAGAACTTTTTGTACTCTTGTGTTTTTAGTAGAAAACATAAAAGGGTCACATAGTTTAATTTGATACATCTGAACTGTTTCTTTTGGTCTTGCTATGTTTATTAATTTATAAACTCTAAATGTTTTATCGATAGTTGGGGTATATGTTAACTCGTCTATGCTTAGAGAGGCCTCCAATCCACCATGTTGAAATGAGATACGAATAAACTCTTGTCCAGTGATTTGGTAATGTTTTAATAAGTTGATACTGTCAAGAAGTGTTATATCAGCAGTAACAAATTTACTGTATATACTTTCATATAAACGAAAGTTCAAACATAGATTTGAAATGTCTACAGAAAGACCTTCCTGCGTGACTAAGTGGACTGCATTTACTGTAAAGTCGTCTACAACCTTAAGTTCTGCCTCATTTCGCCGACTCCACCAATTACTCATCGGACATTATTCTTTCAAATTCCCTAATAACTCTTCGCATTCTATTAGGTCTAATAACATTGATTGTTCTTTTCTTTTCGTTTTCCTCGGTTTCTACGGTGTGGTATGTTACTGGAGTCCATGTAGATGGTTCATCAATACCAAATGTTCTTTTGTGTTTATTTGCATCCACATAATGATGAACTCCATCCTGAGAATTAGTAACAGATTGTATTGTAAATGATTGAGAACTTGAACTTCCTGTAATAACTTCCCCAGCTTCAATTTCATCACCCACAACAGTTATTCTTCTATGCATAGGGTTTATGTCTATAACATCAACCTTCTTTCCACCCACACTAGAAGTTGCAACTTCTCCCAATAAAAATTTATTAGATGCATTTACTATGTTGGTTGATAAAGATGCAATTAGATTCTGACCTTGGTATTTGTCTTCCATGTACCTACTAAATGTTCCCGTATCCATATACCAATCATAGTAGTTATCAAACTCATTGACTAAAAAGAATGTCCAGTGTAAATCACCATCACCGTAAAGTCTAGATGCAACAGTATCAGGTCTTTCACCATCTAGTATTTCATATTTTTGATAATCTATTACAGTGTCGAGTGCAGATTTTTCTACACTTGCTTTACGAAAGAAATCTTTAATCTCAATAACTTTACCTGTATTAAGAGTGTATGTTAAACTAGGAAAATTTTTGTATAATTGATTTGACATTGTTATCCCCTTGGTTGTGACTCATCAGTGAGAGATGACATAGATGATATACCTTTTGCACCAAATGGTGATATCTCTTGATATGATTCCTGAGATAGTATTTTGATTTCTTGGAATGCAAGTGTCATCTTTGTTGAGATTGGTTGACCTTCTACAAAGGTTGCAACTCTTCCACCATTGAAATGGTCAACTTCACATTGAGTACAAACCATAGGTAAGAACCCATCTAACACTTTTGCGATTGGGCCCTCATATGCTACATCGAAAATATTAGGAAAGTTAAAGTAATTTTCTATAGAAGATGTAGATGCATCTCCAGTAAGACCATCCCCACCATATGTGTCTGGCAACATTGCAGTTCTAAAAGAAAATATAATTCGATTTACCATATCTGCTTCCGCTTTACTTTTAGGCCAGAACTCATAAGTAAAACCAAATGAACGGAAGTCAACTCCCTCGAAAGTTGTTTCAATCATGGGGTTAGTTGCACGACCTTCTCTAATGTTTTTTACATTACCAGTCATAGAGTTCACTACTTTAGTAATTGCAACTCCAGCTGCATCTATCGCTGCACCACCAGCTTCAGTAACTTTGGCCAAACCTTCTGCTTGGGATGCTTTATTAAGACCTCTTGCACCTACTCCAACTTCTGACGAAGCATACTTTACTGATGAATCTGAAGTGATTCCTTCAGGAACATATAACGTAATCTCTGTTCCCCCATCTGAAAATAGATTCGCACCTGTTTCTCCACTTCTTTTCCTTCTTGGTCTTATTTTAAATTCGATGTAATTATCTAACACATCATTAATAGGATACATTAACTCTACCTCTTCACCCGATGGCGGATTTTTAGATTCAGTCTGAGCCTTTTTATTTTTAGCAAGTAGTGTATCTGCTCTTTTTCTAGAGTCTTGTAATATGTTTAGTGCCTTAGTTGCTTCTTCACCAAGTTTATCAGTTTGAGTTGTGTAACCTAGACTATTGATTTTAGATGAAATTCCCTTTAAGGAATTAATTGCAGACTTTGCTTTATTGACTTTTTTTAATAGTTTACTTAATCCCATTGTTTATAAATACCTGAAAGAGTTATTAGAGTTTTTATTATTTATGTCTTATAAAGGTAGGTTTCGACCAAAGAATTACAAAAAATACAAAGGAGACCCCACAAAGGTCTACTATCGGTCATTATGGGAACGAAGATTTATGCATTATTGCGATACTACGTCATCAATCCTAGAATGGAACAGTGAAGAAGTCATCATTCCTTACATCTCACCGTTAGACAATCGAACACATAGGTATTTTCCCGACTTCTATATCAAGAAAGAAACTGTATCAGGAAAAATTGTTCGAGAAATTATAGAAGTAAAACCTAAACGTCAATGTAAACCCCCCAAAGTTCCTCAAAGAAAAACCAAAAAGTATTTGAATGAGGTTGCAACGTATGGAGTAAACCAAGCAAAATTTAAAGCTGCAGAAGAATACTGTAAAAATCGTAAATACAATTTCAGGATATTGACCGAAGACCACCTTACTTGAGTATAAATAGATATATGGCAAATATATTTGAAGAGTTAACCTCACTAAGACCCAAGGAACTAAAAGCAAATAGTCAATTCGCTCTAGATTGGTATAGGAATAACATAAGACGAATATTTGACCGTAGGAAAAATGAGAATATCTATCTAGATGGAGTCAAGACAGGACAACTTG